CCTGTTTACGAATGCTGTTAATTGTATAAGCAATTTTATCTTTTATAAATACCGTTCCAACATCAAGTACTTTGTCTGTTTCTATCAGTAGACTGGTCTCGTAATCTTGCGGAGATTTATCTTTACCATAATCAAGAATACTTCTCCATTTCAACTTTCTTTTGTCATATATTTTCATATCTACCTCTTTCCCCGGCTCAGCAGCCGGACGCTCTATCAATTATCTATATCAACTAATTTCCCCACATAGTATGTTGGATGTTCGGCAAAAACCTTGTTTATAACCTTTTCTATCCCCTTAAAGTCGAATTCTTGTTTTTCCAGAGAATAAGTCACATTGGTTTTCCAATCTTCGTACATTTCATCTCCCGCACACTCAAGCGCATATTCAAAGCTGAAGTCTGCCACTTGCGGAACGCCTATTGTAACCTCCGGATAATCCTCTCGTTGCAAATCAGGTCCACGATCAAGGTATTCTGATGAATTCATGAAGTCCTTTTTTGACATTACATTGATATCACCATTTCCAATCTGTACCGTAAGCATTGTATCTTCTCTTAATTCCGATAATTTTTCCATGTTGTATAGCCCTCCTACTCTACCTCATCAGTCAGTATCTCCATCGAGTATTCCATCTGCTTTTCTGTTTCCGTACATATTGCAGCATACGTCCTTGCAACTTCCGTGACGTCCGATGCATCCGCGAACCATTCTTGTATACTACCTTTTATACCTTCTACACTAAACATTTCTACTCCTTTCAGTGGTAAATTTTAATTTACTGTTCAGAATGTCTATCCCAGTTTCATCTGCAAGAGCTTCGTTCAGCAGTCGGAAGTAGTCTGGGTCTGTCTCTACTGCGTGCATCTGCTCCACCACGAAATCTATATACTTAAGCAGTGCCTTTTTCCCGCAGTGGTGAAACCTGTACAGATAGTCCACGCTTATCAGCAAAAAGCTGTCAAACGCATCTTTGGTGGCATCCTCAATCTGCTTTTTCTGGGCATCTGCAAATCTTGGGTCTTTCATGGCCTGTTCTACCAGATTATGGATTTTCTGTTTCTGGTGTTGCTTTGTCTGCCAACTCACTTCTTTTTCACCCTCTCTATCCTGTCAATTTCATCTATGACGGCAAGCACAACGTCCCGAGCAAATTTATCTTCGTTGTATTTCCGGGATAATGCCGTTGCCTGATCTGCAAACTCCTGTAGCTCTTTGTCACCTAAATCAGATACCGCAAATTTTCTGTACAGGTTCCACGACCCACAGAACAATGAAAATACATCCTTGAATCCCATCATGGCAGCTCCTCAATCCGGATGTATATCCCGGGAATCTTTGCCCAGAACTTTTCTGTTATCTCCCTGCACACCAGCGCATCATCCTTCCAAAACCCTGTTGTGGTCATGCAGTCCTTCAGGAGTTTTTGCAGGTTATCTGTGTCGGGCTTTGAAGACCTGTAGGAACCGTCCTTGTGCTTCCCCCGGGGGAAGCACCACTTTGTTACCAGCTCAATAGGCTCCATGTATTTCTGTTCCGGTACATGCTGTCCCAAATACGCACATAACTTCGAGCGTGCTTCTTTGAGTTCTGCCGGTTCATAAAAAACTGGCTTGCCTTTAACTACTGTTACTTTCTTTTCCTGATGTGTCACGGTCGGGACTTTTTTCATCGCCATGAAAAACTCAGTCACTTTTTCTCATCTCCAATCACTTTACTGCATTAATGTGTGAAATCACCCTGTTTTTTTGAAACTAGCCTTGTCATCGGGAAGGGGAAGGGAACGGGCGGGCTCTGCTTTAAGCCCGTCCATTCCTACCCCGTGACCCACGCTTGCGGGGGGAAAATTTATATTTATAATATAGTGTCTTCCCCGCCATACGGGGATGTCTTAAAATCAGTCTTCCCCGCACTTCCGACATTTGACGGGGATGTCTTGTTTTTATGTCTTCCCCGTATGTTTAGGCTTGACGGGGATGTCTTAACTTTCAGTCTTCCCCGTATCTTCATTTTTGCTTTTCTTGCATATATTTCCGTCTTCAAAATCATATCCACCATGTTCTTTTATCCTGTCCCGGACAGTTCTTTCAGACACTCCAAGGTATTCTGCGACATCTTTTACTGTAGGCATTTCTCCAAAATTACTGCCCTCTATAGCCTCTTCAAGGGCTGCTTTTCGCTCCGCTTTTCTATCCTTTGCGCTCTTTTTGTTTTTTGCAGCGCCCTTTTGCCAAGGCGGTCTTTCATCTTCCGGCTGAATATCTTTCAGAGCACCGGATTCATCCGCTATATGCACCGGATAATCAAACCATAGATTGACCGGTGCGAACTTCGGAAACTCCCTGAGGGTCCCGTCAATACGCCATGCAGTCCGCATATGCACCTGCTTTACTGATTTTTCAATATCCACATTTAGAACCTTAAAATCAAGGGAAGGAAGCTTCTCCCTGCAGTAGTCCATCATCGCCTTACTGCTGCAGGCATCGTCTTGTGAAACACCGTCTTCCAGCCCGTTATCGTACCTCTTAAGCCAGTCCATACACACCTTGCAGACAGCCTTGTTTTCTTCCTGGTTCATCAAGTCCTCTGTTGTTTCGAGCTCTATTAAGTCCAAAAGAGCATCGGGATCCCTTGCGAATACACCGGAGCCACTGGCTCTGTCCATAGCCTTTTTACCACCCTGAGCGCCCTTAGAATGGTGGTGACAGTATATAACCGCACACCCCAGTTCTGTGCACACCTTGTCGAACTGATTACAGAAATTAGCCATTTGATCAGCACTGTTTTCATCCCCGGTGATTACCTTGTATATGGGGTCTATGACAACAGCTACATAGTCTTTCTTGGCCGCTCTCCTAATCAGTTTTGGTGCAAGTTTGTCCATGGGGACTGACCTTCCACGTAGGTTCCAGATGTCAATATTCTTCAAATTATCAGGTTTCCACCCCAGTGTTTCATACACATCCTTAAATCTATGTAGGCAGCTTGCCCGGTCTAGTTCCAAATTTACATACATAATTCTGCCTTGTGAACACTTCCAATTCAGCCACTTTCTTCCCTCTGCAATAGAGATGCATAATTCTATCTGCAGAAATGACTTACCTGCCTTAGAGGGACCGGATATAAGCATCTTATGCCCTTTCCGGAGTAACCCGCCTATAAGACACGGAGACAGGTCGGGAAGATTGTCCCATATCCCCTCTAGGCTCTCCGGTTCTGGAAGGTCATCGTTTACACCCTCTATCCATTCGTGCCATTCGTTCCAGGATTCCTTTCCGATGTTGGTATCCACAAGAAACTGCTTCTGACCATTTCGCTCAATTCCCGGCATCCGGGACAATCTGGATGGATTCTTATTCTGGGTATCTACTTTAAGACCGTTCTTCTGGCAGACATTATATAAATAGTCCACCCGTTTTCTGTATTCCGGATAATCAGCCGCATCAACTCTAACAATAGCGTGCAGGCTTTTCCCACCAGAATGTACCATGCAGGCTACTGGCAGTTCCAGTTCTCTGATAATGGCATTCTGCTTTTCAATTTCAAGCTCATCAGATTCCACTAATGCAAAACGAAATTCTGTTACATTGTCATTTTTAACGCCTTTACCATCCAGTGGATTGAATCGAATCCATGCCCCTGCATCTTTACTATAATCTCCTATAACACTTCCGATATCCCCTTTGCATTTCGATAATAATTCAATCAGCTGTCCTGCTGTTCTATCAAAATTACCCTTGTTTGCTGGAATATATCTTCCGTCTTTTTCCCAGCTTTGAACCACAAAGCCAACATTTTCGGATGCTTCAAACAGAGTTTCAAGATACTTGATAATCTGTGCTGCAGAATTCCAATTATTAGGCTCCTTAACTTCTTTACCCTCCACCCAAGTCTTGTCTACAACAACCAGTTCATCTTTCTCTATGGTGTCATTCCAGCCCAGCTCATATCCTGCCTCTCTTGTCGGAGGCTCCCAGCCATGATCTATAGCCATCTGCACGATCGTTCCGGCAGTGACCGGAGAGGAAGAGCCATGGAAACTCCCCCACTTTTTGAAACATTCTCCGGAATGATATCGGCCAATGTCTTTGCGGCTCCAGTCATCCCAGTCCGCAGCAGTATAACCTTCATGCTTTAATGCCATTCCGACATTTATCCAATCCTGATAATCCAATTCTGCCGGATTGATATATTCAATTAATTCCAGGATGTCTGTCCGCTGCTCCATTTTTACTCTCCCTTATATTCCGCCGGATTAATGTCATGTGGAACCCTCCACCCGTTACCGGCAATTCTGTCTATCAATCTTTTTGCATTTTCAAACTGCCACGTCCCAACATGTTGGAATCCCCTGCTTTCCAAAAATCGAATCTGTTTTGGCGTTGTAAGACCTTCCACACGCCTCTTATCTAAACGCTCTAAAAGCTTTGAAGCCTTTCCTGCGTTATCAATTTCGTCTGGCATAATACCCAGCTTTTCAAGCGTCTTTTGCTGGCTCTCGGATGGTGGCGCCATTTCCCAGCCAAAAGCCGGTACATATCCGGACAAGTCCTCTGCCTGGATGCTCATTTCAAATTGCAGCGGATCCACCAGCTTACGTTTTCGGCGTTTCATTTCAGCCAACTGTTTAGCCAGTGCTTCCTCCCGCTGCGAAACAACATCCTCTGCTGCAGACTTCTCAGCTTCTTCAATGTCCATGGGGCAGCCAGCGTCTCTTTCCATGTTTTCTGTCATCTTCTGTGCTACTTCTTCATTTTCACAAATCAGATGTGCCGGGTGGCATAGTTCATGACGTTCGGTATGCCATAAGAAGTCTAATAACAGCAGACTTTCTTTCCCTGGGAACAATCTGGTACCTCTGCCTACCATCTGGCAGTACAGGCTGCGTACCTTGGTCGGCCTTAATACTACAATGCAATCCACGCTGGGACAGTCCCAGCCCTCTGTCAGTAACATTGAATTGCAGAGTACATTGTATCTGTTGTTTTCAAAGTCCTGTAGGACTTCTGCTCTATCCTGGCTTTCTCCATTTACTTCTGCCGCCCGGAATCCCTTTTCATTTAAAATGTCCCGGAATTTCTGACTTGTCTTTACAAGAGGCAGGAATACAACTGTTTTCTTATCAGCACAATATTTCTGCATTTCTTCGGCGATATTATATAAGTAAGGATCCAATGCTGTTCCAAGGTCACCCACCTTATAATCACCGCCCTGCGTTCCTACACCTGTCAGATCCATAGTGAGTGGTATGGTAACCGCTTTGATAGGAGAGAGGTATCCCTCTTTGATTGCCTTAGGAAGCGTATACTCATATGCCAGGCTTTCAAACACACTCCCCAGGTTCTTCATATCGCCCCTGTCTGGGGTAGCTGTTACTCCTAATACTTTTGCATCAGGGAAATGTTTCAAAACTCTCTGGTAGCTGTCACTGATTGAATGATGCGCTTCATCTATAATAATGGTACTGAAATAGTCTTCCGGAAACTGGCTAAGCCTCTTCGCCCTCATAAGTGTCTGTACGGAGCCAACAACAATGCGAAACCAGCTTCCCATGCAGGTTTCCTTTGCTTTTTCTGTGGCACACCCAAGACCCGTAGACTTTGCAATCTTGTCTGCTGCCTGTTCCAAAAGTTCGCCCCGGTGAGCCAGGATAAGCACCCGGTCACCGTTTTGAACACACTGCTCCGTCACCTTGGCGAAAACAATTGTCTTTCCGCACCCAGTAGGCAGCACCAAAAGAGTTTTCTTGATGCCGTCATCCCACTGGGAGAAGATAGCATCTCTTGACTCTTGTTGATAAGGTCTGAGTTCCATATTAGAACTCACCTGCCTTGAACTGCTTTTCCTCAAACGGATACAACTTTCCAATGTGATTGTATTTTTTAGTTGGATCTCTTCTGTCCGTATCCAGAGTGACTTTTGCCCGTCCCTTTAAGCCCGGCAGTGCGTTCCAGTCCATACGAAGCTTTTCTCCCTCTTTTTTAAGACCGACTCCCCGGAATAACTCAGAAAGCTTCCACTCCAATTTAGAGTGCAAAATGTAGTTTTCTCTGATAGTCGCCTCTTCCCCGTTTGGTCCTACAAGGTTGAAATATACAATTGCCATGTTGCTTGCTGGAATTTTCTCACTGCCCTGTGATCGTCCTCTTTCATAGTGGTCAATTGTGAAGTCATAATCTCCGGCCGGAAGCTCTACAAAACTGCTTTCATTTTGTATTTCGTCATCCCAGTCCAATTCTCTTTCCATGTTTTCGCTCATTTTCAATAATCCTCCTCTTAATTAAATGGTACTTGGTATGTTTTCCGCAGTTCCTCAATCATCTGGTACACCTGCGGCCATGCACCGACCAAAACGCCCTGTATAAAATCTGGATCATAGTTCAAAATAGGTGTAGCTTTGGGATAATAACCCTTCTGTCCAACAACCTCCTGAATTTCTTCCTCTGATACCAGCTTGTCTTCCATGAGGTCCCGAAGAGCCTTTGGCAGCTTTTCGCTCACATGAAATGCGCTGCTTCTTGGCACTTCCGTTTTTGGCGGCTCAACTGCCGGCTCCTTCTTAGGTGGCTCAGGCTCGGCATTGAACTCTATCTGCTCCGGAGCATTGTCAGGGATGTTCATAAAGTCCGGCTCCAGCTTCTTTTCCTCAACCGGCTGATGTACTGGTGCAGGTTCTTGACTCCGTGGTGATGCATCAAGGATATGGGCTATCTGCGTATAATCAAAGGGTATTTCATCTGACAGACCATATCTGTTCTTTGCATCCCAGCAGGGATGGTGATTCGTGTACATGACACGCCTGCCGCCCTGGGCCTTATGTTTCTTGCCCTTATCATCTACAGCTACAGAGAGAGTTTTATAATTGGCAAACAGCAACATGTCTGCCCACTCTTTTACCAGTGGTGATGTCTGGGAGGAAGTCTTCTTCCCAAGCTTAAGCTCATACCGGTCATAGGCTCCCAATTCGTCTGGCTGTTCAAATTTCCGCATCTGTGCATGTGCTGTCAGAGTTACGTTCACGCCAGCTTCAATGACATCTTCCAGCTTATTCAGGAACCGGCCGAATTCTTCTTTTACATATACATAGCCATTGCCGTACCCAAAATCTTCAATTCCGGCCTTTCCGTATTTTGCAAGGATATACTCCACACACAACTGCTCTGCCCAGTCAATAGTGTCGATAACCAGAGTCTTACATACAGCAGGATTAGTCTTTACATAATCAATCTCCTGTAGAAGCATCTGCCAGCTGCTCGGACGTGGAAGCCTTGCCACGTCCATGTCTTTTGTGCTGCCCTCGGTATCAATAAATACGGGCTCTGGAAACTTGGATGCAAATGTACTTTTTCCAATTCCTTCTGGACCATATACGACCGTCTTTTTTGCGCCCGGTATCTTTCCTTTTGTTATTTCCATTTAAAATTCACCTGCTTTCCAGCCTGTAGCTTTTGGTTTCGGAACATTCTCCTGCTCTGCCCCTGCTACATAGCCATCTTCGATAATAATAGAGCATTCTCCCCCGGTGCTAACCCGGGTTGCAATTGCCTGTAGTCCTTCCTGCTCTAACCACTGACCAAACTCATTCAGGGTGTTCATGTCCATCTGCTCTAACTTATCCAAGAGGACAAATCCACACTCTGGATTTAGCCGTCTAACAATAGCTGTAGATACTTTAAGCCGATCAGATCCAGACATGTTATCCCACTTCTGTCCTTTGTAAACCAGTTCGCCGTCCTTGACAGATAATTCCGGCAAAGGAAGCTCCGCAGAATTGAGGAGGTCTGTTTTTGCTTTTCGGGTATGATTAATCTTCTCGGTCAGGGAAGCATACTGATTCTTATAATCCAGAGCATCGTCTTCCGCTTTATCCTTGTCCAAATTTACCCGAATCTTTCGGTTGATTTCCTCTATATTGGCAATACTGGATTCCAGCTCCGCAGTAGATTTATCCTGTAAATCTTGTGCAGACATCCTGGCTACATTAAGAGATGCCTGTGCATCTGCCAGTTCTTGTTCCTTTTTCTGTAGCTGTTCTTTCATGGCTTCTACTTCCTGTGTTAAAAATGCAACAGATTGATTCCACTTGTCGACCTGCTCCCGCTTTCTCTGATTTTCTCCGTTCTTGGCCAGAACATCTTGCTGTTGCTTAATCAGATCCGCAGCAGACACCAGCTCTTTTGGAGCATCAGGATAGTAAGTCTGCTCATCGGCAAACTTTTTTTTCTGGTCTGCAATCTGTCCAATGGTAAGCCGGCGATTGTACAGGTCTT